AAAGGCATGAAGCATAGTATGAGCAGACGTGGTAATTGTTGGGATAATGCTCCAACCGAGCGGTTCTTTAGGAGCTTTAAAACAGAATGGATGCCCAAGAAAGGCTATGACGATTTATCTCAAGCAAGAGTCGATGTAGCGAGTTATATTTTAGGTTATTACTGTCAAGTTAGACCACATAGCTTTAATGATTATTTAACACCTGTTGAGAAAGAAAATCAGTTTTTTAACCAAAATCTCTTAAAAGCTGTCTAATTAAACTTGACCACTACAGTAAAAGCGGTTGTGGTTAAAGTAACCTTACTTGCCAATCCCACCAATGCCAACCCAGTCCCTGCTATGGCAACCTTGGCAATGGTCTCAAAATGATTAGAAATACCAATTAAACCCTTTGCCACCGCACCTGACAGCCCTGTGGTTTTATTGATAAAATTATCCACAAAGACATTGTAGTTATTTTTTACCACGCCAAAGGCTTGGCTCATGGTAACAGGCATTTTGTCAAACATGGCTTGTAGTTTATCCGTTGCCCCTGATAAACTATCGTACACCACTTGGGCGGTGATTTTGCCTTCACCTGCCATTTTACGCACTTGTCCACGCGTTTTACCCAGTTTTTCGGCAATTAAATCCAGCATAATGGGGGCATTTTCAGCCAGTGAGCGAAATTCATCACCTTGCAGAACCCCTGATTGCATGGCTTGCCCCAGTTGTAATAGGGCAGACGCTTGCTCGGTGGCAGATTTTCCGCCCACGCCCATGGCAAGGCTATTGCCTAGATTTTGGGCTTGCGTGGATAACTGCCCCATGCCACGCCCTGCAAGATTGCTACTGTCCGATGTTTGGCGTAAACTTTGGCGAAATTGGGCTAGTCGTTGCTGGGCGTTGGTGGTATCTACTACAATACTCAGGCGTGAAGTTTGTTCGGTCATTTTCTTTTTTCCAATAAAAAACCGCCCATTTTTTAATGAGCGGTTCAATTATCATTTTTTAAACTTTTAAATTATCTAAACTTGGTAATGCAAATGGTGGGTGAGTAGTTAAATCTACAATCACAATCCTATCATTAAAGCGTTGATAATGCAGTACATACTCACTGGTCATATCACCATGTTCGCCCACATATTCAGGTATACCAATATGGTAATGCCAAAGGCAATATTTTTGAGCATATTTGGCATTTTCTCGCTGTTTTTTGGTATGCGGATTGACAGGGATTGATGATTTATTACGCCCTGCTAGATTTTTTAAACCATTCACACTAACATAAGCAACAAAATCCATCACGGCTTGCCGTTTTTTATCATCAAACTTAGGTAAATGCTCTTGAAATTTATCAGACAAAATCACTTTCACGACTTTGCACCTGCAAGCCATCTATCAAAACTTGCCAAATCCGCTAACGCCCATTTTGGTACTTCTTGCCCTTTGGCTTGTCCGTTTTCTTCTGTTTCGCCAATGGCTTCTTTCATGCGTTCAATGTCAAAATGTTCATAAAACCAATCATAATAAGCCTGTTCATCATCTTGGGCGGTGTACTGTTTAATCACTTGCCCATTTTGCACAATTTGTAGGGTATTATCCGCTTTGGCAGTTAAAATTTGTTCTTGAATGATTTGCGGTAATTGGGACAATTCAATTAACATAACTTTTACCTAATTTTGACTTTTAACCATTGTAGCCTAAAATTGGCATTATGACAAATTATCCTGCAACCTGCCCCACCCATCAAGCCAAATATCATCAATGGCAAACACCGTCTCATCAACAAGCTCACGGCTGGCGAGCACAGGATATACCGCCAAAACTTCTGAAATATCCTGCACCGTTAAAGGTAAAGGTATTGTTGCCATACCGCCAATATACCTACGACTTCGGCTCGCCAAATAAAATATATGGATAATGGCAAGCCCAACATCATCACAATCAGGCAATGGCGGTATTGGTTCACCTAAATAAGCATAAACTTGTTTTTCAAAGTCTGTTAAATGCTTGTACTGGTTTTGCCATTGCCACCTTTGGACGGCTTTTTTTTGGTGATGTCATTTTGCTCGGCAACCTCTTTGGCAATCTGTCCACTACATTCCATACACCAATAAAAAAATGCCATTGGGTCATCAACATTGGCGGTCAATAACACAAAATTATCGCCATTAATCGGCAATTTTTCACCATGTTCATCTTTCACATTCCAATCAGCGACCAAATGCTCGCCCACCGCAAATAATAACGCTTCATCAGCCGTCAATTCATCATCATTGATATTGGCAATCGTATCTGCGTTTAATGGTACATCAGTCCCAGTTTTTTGCTGGATAATGCCATACGCCCTTTGAAATTTGGGATTGGCAAGCGATTTAAAGGTAATTTTTAACTCATCATTAAAGCTAAATTCTTGGGTGGTTTGTTTGTGTAAATTAGTTAAATCGTTTTTCTTTAAAATAAATGCTATGATTTGCTCCTAAGATTTAATGGCTAAAATGATGTCAGGTAGTTTCCAAACAAAGGCGATTGCCACAAAAAACATCAATACGCCCATGAGTGCTAAACTCTTTGTCTGTGAACAAAATAAAAAACCCAACTACTGCAAATAGTTGGGTTTTTTATGTTTTCGCCTTTTACACGATTGTGCGTGTTAAAGTCGGTGCAATCTCCACCACCGTATAATTTAACTGGGCTTTTAAAATTTCATTTGCCCCACCGCTCGGAATATCGCCACTGATTTGGACTTTTGGGATATTTAGGGTATATTTTGAGCCGTCCGTAAAGGCAATCACCGCAGTAATGGCAATGGTTGCCCCTGTTAATTGTTTATTGACGATACTTTGGGCTTTTTGGCTATACGCCAGCGTTAAACTGCCTGTCATATTCGCCATCATCTCTAAATTTTTTGCCCCATACAGCCCTGAGCCGATACAGTTTTGGCGTTCCATACCATTGTCAAGCTCAAAATTAAACTCGGTAACGCACGCAATGCCTTTTAAATTTTCGCCGTCAATGGTAACACTTTCAACGCTAATGGTGCTTGCTTTTGGCTCGGTTTTTGATACAGTTGGCGATGTGGCAAAAGCGGTGGTTGCCGTTTCATAGCCTGCCCCCATAAAGCCAAAGCCATACCGATAAAACCACTTTCAGGAATGGATAAGCTAAATTTATTGACCGCCATGCCTTTAAAATAATGGTATTGTCCAATATCGCCGTATTTTTTCTCAATGGCGAACAATTTTTGAACATTACCGTCAAAGGTTAAAACATTGGTTTTCCACGCATTAAACGCCACCGCTTCTAGTAAATCATCATAAACCGATTTGATAAATTCTACTTCCACATCGCCTTCTGCGTTGGCGGAGGTTGGCATACCTGCGGTTTTGATACGGCTATCGTTTATCGTTTCGCTGTCGGTCAATTCTACCGTATGGTTGAGACTATCCGATTTTCTTGGCAAGGTTTTCCAACCTGTTAATGGTTTAATTGCCACATCGGTTTGCGGTGCGTACGATAGTACGACTTTGTTACCACGAGACATAAGCTCTCCTTTAAATAAAAAAATGGTTAATTATACCAATAAGGTACACTCACATTGTATTGACAAAACCCATTATCCACGCCCACAAATATAATGCTAGGCGTTAATAATTCTAAATTCTCTTGTGAAAAATAGGCAAAATGGCTCCAATTCATCACACGCTTGTTTAATCTTTGCCGTGCCTGTATTTTCACGGCCAAATATTGGATAATCAGCGTGCCAATTTCACGAGTACATGGCGTATCGTTGATACACGCTACCGTATTGACGCCACCTGTGATATTGACACGATACCAAACGCCAGTTACAGGCGGTGTAAAATTGTGATTGACCCTAGCCACTTTGCTTTTGTCAAAGTTTGGCAAGGTCAATAAATGCGACATGATGATTTTTTCAATGGTTAAACTATTCATGAAAAACTCCTAATCGCATGATTAAACGCATTTTGATACACCCCTGTTGGGGCTTGATTTGAATGCCCCTGTTCAAGCCTTAACCCATAGGGCAAATTATTTTGTATATATACCGTTGGGAAAGTGCCTTGCGGTGGTAGCTGTATGCCAACATTACCAACATCAACGGCGTAACTTGGAGCGTTAAAACTGATATGATGATTGTTTTTATAACGCCCTGTTGATACAGGGCTTAATGCCACCAAATTATTGTAAATGGTAATAATCAAGCCACGATATTTACGCTCAAAATCTTCTTCTACCACATTGGCAAATAAATCAGGCGGTGTTATCCATTGCATATTAAACCTTTCTTAATTGCACCGTAAAGCTAACATTGGCAGGGTCTTTTTGCACCGCCACCACCTGATAACCATTGACAATATCATCTATGGCTGGCGTATCGTTTATTTCTTTTTGCAAACAAATTAGCTTAATATCAGTTATCAAAATACTTTGTCCGTCAATCTCACTTTGATGAAAATTGCCAAACACGCCACGCCCTTGATAGGTGGTTTCGCTGTGGTTATTGCCATTTTCTAGCCAATCATCATCAGTTTTAATCCTGCGAATGGCGGTAAAAGCTGTAACAACATCTGCAAGGTCAGTATCAAAAGCATTGGCAATATCATGACTGATTTCTTGATTTAGCCCCATTTTAGCCCCTAATCACTGGCAAATTTGCCAATCCTAAAAATTTGGCAATAAATGGCTCAATGAGTAGCAACGCAATCATTTCATGTTGTCCCATGGCTTTGTCTTTTTCATGGCTGGAAAAAGTTTTACTGCTTGACACATCGCCTGCTTTGACCGATTTGCTCGTAACCACGCTTTCGGTGCGACCTTGCAAGATTTCGCCTTTGATAAAGCCTTGTGCCAATTCAATGCCTGCTTGTTTTATCGCCTCTGGCACATCATCGAAGGTGCGTTTTATTCTCGCCGTCAAATAAGCATTTACGATGAGTAAATCCGCTGTTGTTCGCTGTCATTTTGGTCGGTAAAAACGCTTTTTATATCTGTTAAATAAAGCATAAAAATCACCTTGCATTATCCTAATTAAAATCGTACAATATTAAGTACTTAAATTATAAAAAGGAGCTTGTTATGCAAGTCTTAGGATTTAGTGAATTTCGCCAAAACTTGGCAAGTGCGTTAGATTATGTAGAACAAAATCACGCCCCTGTACTTATCAAACGGGGTAAATCATGTGCTGTTGTCATTAGCCTTGACACCTACAACGCATTAAACGAAACCGATTATTTATTGGCAAGTCACGCCAATGCCAAACGATTACGCCAAGGCATTGCCCAATATCAACAACAAAAAACCATACAAAGGGATTTAATTGATGATTAGTTGGACAGATAATGCTTGGGATGATTATTTATACTGGCAAAATCAAGATAAAAAAACCCTAAAACGCATTAATGCCCTAATCAAAGACTGCTTGCGTTCCCCTTTTGACGGCATTGGCAAGCCTGAACCGTTAAAACATGATTTGGCAGGCTATTGGTCTAGGCGAATTGATGATACCAACCGCCTAGTGTACGCTTATGATAACGACACGCTGATTATCATTTCATGTCGTTATCATTATGATTAGCCACTACGATTAAGCTATTATGATTAAGCCCCATTCCCTGTCTCAGAAGTTTTGCCTGTCAAGGCTTCTGTCTTTTGCGGGTCTGTGATGCCATAATCCGCCCCTGATTTGGCTTCATCGGTGGCTTTCATTGCACCTACTGCACTTTTACTGTCATCAAAATAATCTTTTTCAGACGGATAAGTGTAGTTAAAAGCAGGTTTAACTTTATCTTTGGGTAATCCCATGATTTACTCCTTATAGATTGGTGATTAAAAAGCGAATGGCGGTTTCATCAGCGGTGTTGTCCATACGCCAATTTGCCCCATTTTGTAAATCCGTCCAACTGGCGGATAATGCTTCATTTTTTGTCCCACCTGTCAAGGTGCTATCTTCGGCGATAAAGCTAAACCCTTGTGGGTGGATTAAGGCATTACGGCGTGTCCAAAGCGTGGTATGACCTGCACCGTTGCCTGTATTTGCCGTGCGTTCTAGCTCTAAGTCATCATAAGCGGTTACCATGTCAGTGGCAAACGCACCAGCACCTAACAGATACGACACATACTTGGTATTTTTGCCTGTGCCAATCATCGTGCCTTTGCTAGATTGAATGACTGTGCGACCGTTGTAAACTTCAATCGGTTTTAAATCATCGGCGGTGGTTACACGCTCCACAAGTCGCTGTTTACGCATTTTGGTGGCAATCATGGGGTGAACAATCATCACCCCACGCCCTTGATGAATGTCATTCATTGACCCTTCGGCATCAATAAAGGCATTGACATCAAAACCTGAGGTCTCATCAGCGGTGGATTTACTGATATCGTGGGTCAATTTTTTACCGTTGGTATGGTCATAATTCATCAAACCAAACAAAGTGGCAATGGCTCGGTTTTCCATTTGGGTAAGCCAAAAGTTATCTAGCATTTTGGCGATTTCTTGTAGTGGGCTTTTATTTGTTAAATAAGTTTCTAAGCGACTTTCAATAAAGCCTTCGTTTAAAAAGGCAATCCGCCCTTTGGATTTGCTTGCACTAATGGTGCGTGGCATGGCAATGTCCGTCATTATGGTGTTGCCATAGTTGGCTTCAAGGTTGCCGTCAACGGGGTGGATAAATGGCACTTCAAAGGTTTTTGAGCCACTATTTAATAAGGGGCGTAATCGTGGGTCTGACACGAACGCCCCTGATTCATAAAACTTGGATTTTTGTAGGTTGTCTTTCACTTGATAAGACAACACCACATTTTTGTTAAAAACTTCGCTAAGTTTTGGCATTATTGCTCCATAAATAATTGATTAAATAAAGTTGGATTGGAAGTTGCCAAAGCGACCCGCTCGGCTTCTGTGTAGTCATTGGCAGATTTGCTGTTTTGACCTGTTGCCCCTGTGCCACTAGCACGAGTACCAACAATCAAACTATCAAACTTACCGCTTGTACTAAATTCTTTGTATAAATCATCAAGGCTATTAATCGTCATAGCACCGCTATCATCTGTGACCTTGATTTGTCCGTTATCGGCGGTTAAACGCTTTTCAAGCAACATTTGTAAAATCGCTTGGTTGTGTTCATTGTCCGATAAACGGCTGGCTAGTTTTAACGCTTCAGACTTTACTAAGTCGGTATCACGTTGTTTTTCTATATCGCTAATTTTTTGCTCTAGATCAGCAATCTTTTGTAAATACTGTTTTTCTAGCGTTTCAAAATCGCCTTTTTTACGAGCGATTTCTTCGGCTTGCTTGTCTTTTTCGGCTTGTTCGGCTTTGCGTTTTTCGGTTTCGGCTTTTTTTCGCCAAGTAGCGTTTCGTTGTGCTTTCGCAAACGGTCTATTTCGGCTTTTAGTGTTTCAAGCTCGTTGTTGTCAGTGTTGGTGTTTTCGTTGTTTTGTTCGGTCGTCATTACTATGCTCTCCGTTTTGCCTACTAGGCATGAAAAAAGCCCCAACATGGGGGCGTAAAAAAACCCCTTGCAAAGGGGCTTGGGATTAAAGATTAAAGCGTGAACTACATTGCAATCATTTGCTTGTAGGCGTTAATTTTGCTTTGACGCAAGGATTCTATCTCGGACTTCGTTAATGCTTTTACCTGAATTGATGATGAATTTGGCTTCCCACTCGGTAAGTTTTGAGAAGTCATAGCCGAATGTTTGTTGCCAGAATGGTTCAAGTGTTGCATATTTTTCTCTCAAAGTGGTTAAAGTATCGCTGTCAAGTCGTAGTTGTGCTGAATATTGCTTACCAGTCAAGGCATACGCCCCAATAACGGTTGCCTCGCTTTGTTCAATATGACCCTTAAATGAAGCAAGCGTACCGCCTTGTGTTTGGGTATCATCAACCATTGTAACATAATTACCCTTTGGTATGCTACCGTCAAAAAATGGTGGATTTGCCAATCTGTGCCAACCATCGCCCCCTGTGCGAGAAACTTTGACCGCTTGCACAACATTTAAATCTACTTGTCCACCAATCTTCTTTGCCAAAACCGTTGCTACAGCCACAGGTATCATATTTCGTCCTGTACTTTCTTCGGCGTGAACAGGGGCAAAAACAACTACTTTGTTGCCAATTAGGTCTTTTAATTTTTTAATTGCCTCATCACTGACCAAATCTTGTGCTAGTGCATAAGCACTAATCACATCGCCAGCTTTGGCTTGTTCATAAAGCAAATGACTGGTCGCATCGCCAAGTTTTCTATCAATAATGGTATTGGGTAAATCCCCCCAATCGGTGCGTGTCATAGACAATACTCTATCTTTTGTATTGTCTAATTTTAACACAGCACCAAACACCTTTTCAAACCCGAAAGGCTCAATTTGTCTCATCTCATCAAGCGTTAAAGGGGTAAAGTTTTTATCTAGCTGTAATTGCTTAAACTTTTCTGCACTCATGCCACTTTCACGGAATAATCGCCCACGAGTTTTACCTAAAATACCGTCTTGATAATCGCTATCTTGTTTTTTAAGCCACTCATAATAACTGACATTCTCCGTTACGCCAAACTCACTCGCCCTATGTTTTGGGCTTTGGTAACCGTCAAATACAATCTCAAAACCAGACCGACAATTAAAATGATAGGGCGGATATTTTGCCTTATCTATCGGCATAAACTGGTGGTCAAGATGACGGCAAATGGGGGAGTTATGCAATACAACTCCCCCACATTGAAATGATTTATCTATTGGGATTTCAATATCATAAACCGCCACAGATTCATCAAGTTCAATAAATTCTACATTAACCACTTCTACCAAAATTTAATACCCCTTGTATCGGATTTTCTTTTCTGTACTTCCAATCCGCCTTAGTGTGGCAACTATCACAAAGCGTTTCTAAGTTGCTTAGTTTATTAGCAATTACAGTATTGCCGTATTGATGAAATGGGATAATATGATTAACAGAAAAGTCACGACCGTAACGTGCCAACTGCTCTTTTTGAGTAATGCCACAATGACAACATGTATAGTTATCTCTTTTCATTACTTGCTTCCTAAGGCGTTGCCAATTACTTCCCCTATAATCAACTTTGGTATGACTTGCACCACCTTGCCAGTTGGGGTGTTTGCTACCCATAAATGCCTGACTGATTTTTTCTTTTCTAGCTTCATTAGTACGATAAAATTCATTTAAGCATTCATTACTACATGTTTTTGTACTTGAACACCCTGAAAGTCTAACACCGCCACCTTTCTTTTTATGGATTTTGATTGTGGTAAACCATACGCCACAATTAACGCAATGTGTCGGTTTTGGTCTTTTGCTCATCAGTCGGCACTCTATGCAACAAAATTTGGCATTCTTTTGGTGTTTACCAAGCAACAAGTTATTGCCACAATTTTGACATTGTCCAACTACTTGTTGTTGTAATTTTGTGCGATATTCATCATAGCATTTACGATTACAAAATTTGTTATCCGCTTTCTCGCCATTGCGTTTGGTAGACTTCCTACCTAAGACTTCTGTACCACAATTAGTACAAGATGTTCTATGTTTTGTCCTTACTTCGGTAAAGTTTGTTTTATATTCAGGTGTTTTTTGAAAGACTCTGTAACAGTCTATTCCGCAAAATTTCTTAGGGCTGTAAGAAACAAATTGATTGTTACAAGTATGACAGGTATAATATTGTTTAGCCATTTTTGATACTCACTCTATCAGTTTTGGTTAGAAGCCAGTAGGGTGTTCCACCACCTTATTGGTTTTATTTATTATAGCATTTTTTACAATGTTCTTGGTAAAAAATCACCTATTTTCAAATCCTTAGCTTCAATCCATTCGTTACCATTCCACCATCGGTGGTCTTGCGTACAAACGATTGTTTCACCGTTACTTAGCGTTACTTTACAAAGTCTGTTTTTGTAACTTCTAAGCGTTGCTGTAACTTCTCGTACCTTGCCACTGCCACCAAAAACCAATTCGCCCTTTTGAATTTGCTCAATGGGTCGTCTGCCTGTTGGTGTATCAATAAGTGTACCTGCCACCAAACAAGTTCTTCTATCCAATCTGGCATTTACCTTTATGCCTTTGATAATATCACGGTTTTGGTTAATAAACGCTTGTTTAGCTTCACTTGCCATAATCGCTGTGCCTGTGCGAGCGATTGTTTGGGCGTTTCGGCTTGTGGTGGACAAAATACCGTCTTTAAAATGATTTGCCTTTGACCCCCTTATCATTTGGATTAATTTATCATTGGTTAAACCGTCCATGTGAGCAAAACCAATGGCACGGATAAGCCGTTCACTCTCATTCTTACTAAATGATTTGGTCAGTTCATCTAATGTTACGCCCACATTGGCGGTCAAATTTAACGGCTTGGCAAACACTTTATCGGCATAGACGGTTAAAGATTTTGGCGAGTTTAGCTTTTTTTAAAGCGTGTGTAGGCGTCATCGCTTTGCTTTTGGTAGTGATAATAAAACAAACCACGCCAATTTGTTTTTAAGCCGTCCATATAAGTGGCAAATAAAGATTACAATTCTTTATCAGCATTTGTCAAAATCTGTTTAATCTCACGCTGATTAAGGCTTTTAACTTCACGGTTAAATACCGCCTTTTGCAAATAATCATCAACCGCTTTTAAAGTTTTGCCAAAATCATTGATAAGTGATTGTTTAAAGCGTTCAAGATTGATTAAGTTTTTCATTTAAATCATATCCCTGCAATTCGCTTTCAATCGTTGCACGAATTTCATCAACATCTTCTACGCTAGCAATTTCATCTTTAATTAACTTGTCTCGCATTTCTGCAAAACTAATCGCCCCTGATTGCCATTCGCTAATTAACTGCCTGCGTTCATCGGCGGTCATTTTATTGGTCATAAAGCGAGTATTTAAGGTAAATACACAATTTTGCTCCACGCCTGTAAATCTTGCACAAAAATTTAATGCCAAACTGTACGCATCGGATAGATTGTTTGCCAATGTGGATAAAATACTGCTTCGCTAGCATTGTCCGATTGGGCTTGTGTGGCGGTTTTATTGATATTATTTGGTTCAACAAGTTTTGCACCAAGTGCAATCATTTGTTCTTTTTTATCCGTCATGGCTTCACGCAAACCGCTATTGGCAGTCGCCTGCAATAAAAACGCATTTGAGCCACTACCCAATAAATTGGCACTTCTTGACCCTAAACGAATGGGGTTACCGTCTTTTATGACATCGTGATACCAACTTTCGGTCAAACCTGTAATAAATAAAGTCGGTTGTCCTGCGATAAAATTACTTTCTTCATAGTCGGCACTATTGCGATAATGGGCTAAATTTAACACCGCCAAATCATAAAGTGGGGCATCGTCAAGCGTTTCATCATTATCGTCCGCCCCAAAAAAGGTAAAGGGCAAAGTGTCAAATGCCTTGCCTGTGCTATCGGTAATCACCGCCTTTGCCATTGACCGCCAAATACCGTCTTTTTGGTAAATTTCGCTAGTCGCAACACCGTTTTGTAAGCGTAACACGGTTAATTGCTCGCCATATTCAGCTTTAAAACCGTCATCTTTTTTGATATAGCTTTCACGGATAACCACAAGGGTTAATTTGGCTTGATTGTTAATATTTTCTACACGCCAGTTAATAATGTTTTCAGGCTCGTATAGCTTAATCGTTGGTCGTAAGCCCAATTGTTGCATTTGGGCTTTGGTGGTGTTGCCCATATTGGTACGTAGCGAAGTGATTTTTAACAATCTACTAGAAAAAATCCCCCAAACCACCTTAGAAAATGCAGAAGAAATGCGACAAGAGCTGTACGACAATAGAGAGAAATTGAGCGAAGAGCGTTTTATCATAATTGATAACAAACTTGACGAACACTTTAATGCACTGTAATCCACCCTTGCAAGGCAAACAAAATGCCTTGCAAAATTTTAAATAAGGAGTTTAATTATGCCAATCATTGCAGTAGATATAGACATCGCTGAATATTTGGATGATTTAACACCAAATGATATCTTAAATCACTTATCAAAACTTGATACAGAAAAACTTAATTATATCGCCCAAAAAATAGGCTTTCGTAATGAAATTTTGAACGCATTAAGTAGAGAATTAGCCTTATTTGGTGTTGAGCAATTTTTACACGCTTTTGTCTATGAAATATATAAATTTGGCGAGGAATATAGCAACACAATAAGACATCAAGTTAATCAATATTTGCAAAATCGGAGTTAAAAAATGCCAATTAAAGAAATCCAAAATAACGGTTGGGTTCGCATTGATAAAAGATTGCCAAAAGAATTTGAAAAAGTTTTGTTATTTTGCGAGCCTTATAACCGAGGATATTTTCAAGAAATTGGGTATTACAACCCATTGTTAGCCAGTAAATACGATAAAAAAGAAAGTTTTTCAATTCAAGCGTTTGTAACCCATTGGCAACGCCTACCACAACCAGCAAAGGCGTAAAAAGATGAAACAATACACAATCCGCCCCTTAGTTTGGGATAAAACAAAACCAGTTTGGACAGCCGAAGGCATTACCCATAACTACACTGTACAAATGGATGAAAACCGCATCAAACTATTTGCCACACGTCCGAACGAATGCCAAAAAGTCTTTGACTTCAAGCATTATCAGGACGTAATGGACGATGCCGAACGTCATAACCGACTACACGCCACCAAACTTTTAAGGGAAGTTTAACATGAATGACGATTTAAAGCTAAAAATGTTACAAAAAGCAATCACGCCCAGTGTTGAACATTACCACTTTATTTTTAATAAATTTTACCAAAAATGGTTAAATTATCTAAAATTAAAATGGCATTTAAAATATAAAATCTTGATGATGAATTAAGAGAGGTAAAAATGATGAAATGGTTTAGTATCGTGGATTTTGCAAAAGAACTTGAAATTAGCCGAAATACCTTTAAAAAATACTACTTAGAAAACATTCCGCCACAGCGAAAAAAAGGCAATCGCTTGTATTGA